ACAACTACATCTTTAGGTGAGTTATCCATACCTGCGGAAGTAACAGTTATTGTTATATCTCCCGCACTCGGAGATACACCTGCTGTAGTATCTGTTGATGCTCCAAAAGTAACACCTGTTGTATCTGTATCGACGAATCCCATTTCTAAAGTGGCATCATTCGCCGATGGAGTAATTGCAGTTAAAATAGCACTTGCATCAGCTCCACTTACAGTGAAGAAAGAGGATACATCTGAATCCGCCGCTAAAGCTGTTCTTAGTGCTAAACCTACATCATTAACGCCATCATTCTCGGCTACTGCTACAGTAACAGCTTTAGGAGAGTTTGACATACCACTTGCAGTAACAGTAATTGTAATATTACCAGCTCCTGTACTTTCTCCTGCTGTACAAGTTATTGTTTCTACTTGCGAAGTACCTGTACCTTTTGTAGCGGAAATAGTTTCAACTTGTTTCTCACCATTAGTCCAAGCTCCGCTAAAAGTAATAGGTATTGTTACTTTACCTGATACCATAGCAGGAGTTAAATCAGCAGTTTCAATTTCTCCATCTCCTGCTGTACTTTCGGAAACAGAAACAGTAATATCCCCATTGAACCAATCATGTACATTACCTTCTGAATCTTCTAAATTAACAACAACACTTCTTGTATACGGTGCTACTCCTGATGTAGTATTTACACTTACTACCGCTCCAAGTTCATCACCACAAGTAACAGGTTCAATTTTTAATTTGAATCCTGTGTCATTTGCTTCAATAGTATCTTTAGTCAAAGTAATAGTGGAAGATGTTCCACCTACTGTATAAAGATCAGTTACACTTGCTATATCTAAAGCCGTTTTTGCTTTAGTAACAATTCCTGCTTGTTCGTCACCTTGAGCTAAGGCAAAAGTAATTTCAATGTCATCATTTCCTGTTTCAGATATTGTTAATTTTGCATTTCCCGCCGTAACTAAAGCAGTATTGATAATAACAGGTGTAAGAGTTTCTACCTGTGCAACTCCCGCTCCTCTATCTTGATCGGCTTCAACTCCGTCTACAGTTGCAGGAGTACATTTAAAGACCATATCTCCTGACATTGCTTTTGCTCTTTGAGAATCAGTACCGTTGATAGCATCAACCATTTCATTTAATTTAGTTGTCAATGGACTAGGGTTACTTTTACTATTTAATACTTCCAAGTTAGTGAATTTATTTAGTGTCAAGTCATTACCTCCTAACTATAATAATATTTGTATTACAGTGTTTTAAGCTGTTTCGATAACCACACCATATTCATTATGAAGTCTACCAGTTCCCCAGATTGAGTACCAAGCTAACCCATGTTCTCTACCGAAGTCAGTTACACCATTATCTCTTAACTCAACAGGTAATGAGAAAGCTACTCCATAATACTCTTCACCAAAAATTACTGCTTGATAAACATTTACTTGGTTTCCTGCTGTACCACTTACAAGGGCTGCTTTATAACCAAACTCCCCAGAAGAAGCTGCACCGTTGCTCATAAGAGTTGTTTCAATAAACCTAGTATCATCTATTCTTCCAATTTCACCAGTAAATAATTGATCTGGTGCACCATAGTTACTAGCGTTAATCCATGCAGCGTCATCCCTTAAACCTCTTGAAGCATGAGGATGAACAAAACAAATCCAGTTTTGGTTATTAAATTTAGGAGCATTATTAGTAGCAAGAATTTCAATAGCATCCTTAACTGTAGATACCTTCAAAGTACATTCAGCAATTAAATCAGTTCTTTGAGTAATTGCTGTTCCGTCTTCTTTTTTAGCATAAACAACATTTGTTCCACCTAAAGCAGTATCTCTTAAATCTTCATCAAGAGTAAGAGCATAGTCCCTAGCTAAAAGAGTAGTAGCACTTGCCATGATGTTATCAAAAGAACTTTGTAAAAGTAATTCTGATACCGCAATTGCGTTACCTTTTTCAGCAACAGTGATTTGTTTCATAGAACCACTTAACTTCTTAGTAACTAGTTTAGTACCTTCTGTTAAAGTTCCACCTCTTTCAATGTTATCATAAGTAAGCATTGAAACAGTTAATCCTGGTTCTACCCCTAATTCAGTTTTTACCTCAGCAAATTGTAAAAACCTCATGTTTGGAAGAGCTTTAAACTCAATCTCTTTAGAATAAACCGTTCTTACTGCATCAGTGAATTTAACATTCGTTCCATCATTTGTTACAGCAGATGTAATTTCATCCGCATAAACATTTAATACATTTCTCATGTTCAAAAGTTTTAATAAATTCATTTCTATATTCCTCCTTTAAAATTTAAAATAGTTTTATTTTAGACCCATTTTCATACGAAATTCTTTATATTCAGCACTTCTTGGATCCATGTTTTTTATATCTTCCACTTTTAAATTCTTTGTATCAAACTTTTTAGTGTTAACGTTTGATGAAGGTATAGAACTTACAGAATTATTAGAGGATTTACCTTTCAATATTCTATCTTCCATTTCTTTATATCTTTTCTTAGATATTTCTATGGAATTATCAATATCTTCTTTGGACTCACCTAAAATCAATTCTGGGATTATTTCTTCTCCAGCTTCTCTCAACTTTTGTTCCTTGTAGAGTTTTATTTCATACTCCTCACGAACTCGATCTTCGATAGCTTGAGCATCAACCTTATTTTCTTCTAGATCTTTAACTTGCTTTTTCAAGTCCTCAATCTCTTTTTTATAAGTCTTTTCAGCCTCAGAATCTAAGTTTCCACTATTTTTTATCTTACTATTAAGAGTTTCAATTTCTTTTTCTTTCTCCGCTATTTTTATCAAATGTTCATTACAAGTTTTAGTCCACTTTTCTACTTCAGTTTCTAATGATTTGATTTTAGGATAAAGTTTATCTTTTTCCTCTTTTCTAGCTTTTGAAATTAAATCCTCATAATTTATTGTGTTAGATTTTTGAGATTGTTTAGAATTAGAAGAATCTCCTTCTGGTTTTTTATCCTCTTCTTTTTCTTCACCTTCATCAGCAAATACATTTAGTTTTGAGTTTTGATTAAAGAATTTTAAAATAGTTAATAAATTAGTTTCTCCGTTTAAAACTTTTTTAGTTATCATGTTTATTTCTCCTCCTAATAAATAATACGTTAGTTTACATTTTAATAGTACCATAATAAAAAATACATATTCAAGTAGTTTAAGTTTAATTACCTTTTACTTGTTAAATTAATTTATCCGTTTTTACCTTGAATTTCTTTTCTAACTTTTTCAATGTTAGTTTGCCCATTTGTTATACCACTATTAACTTGGGTTTCTTGAATATCATAAATTTCTGGATTTTCTTCTCTATCCCTATCTATATCGGCAAGTTTAAGATCTATATCTTCCCTATTTAATCTAGTCATTGCCCCTTTTCTGTTTTCTAAACCTAATCTCATTTCTTGCTCAATGGCTTGTAATTCTATTAACAGGTCTTTAGGTAAACTATCTGGTATTGTTACCTCATTGTAATAAAACTGTTTTAATGTTACACCTTCTGGAATACTAATAAGATTTTCCTGTAAAGAAATTAATAATATCAATCTATTAACTTCTTCAAGACCTACTTTACTAGATCTCTTTTTAAGTTTTGTTTTTTCTGTTAAAGGTAAATTAGAATACTGCAAAGCTATACCACTGGTATTACTTATAGCTTGAGTTCCACCTAAAGCACCTTCTGGTACTCCTGCTATCTCGCTCATTGTTAATTTTAATTCTTTGGTGTAACTTACACTGGCAGTTAAATCACCTTCTAGTTTTAAATTCTCTACTTTAGATTCTTTAGGTAATCCTCCCCAAATCTTATTTGCACCTTTCTCTAAAGACCCTATTTTTGCTCCAAAAATAATTGTTATTGGTGCAGAATGATAATCTATAATTTCAGATATATCACTTTTCTTCATATTTAATTCCATATTAAGAGGTATTAAATCATCTAAATCACTTAAACCTTCATTTCTACCTGCTACTGGCAAATTCTTTATTTGAACAAAAGGAATTACACCATAGGTGTTAGGTATATCTAAAGTTTTAACTCCACCTTCCCATATCTCTACTTTTTCAGTTGTCCAAATCTGTTTATATATCTCTGTTTTTAATCTAGTCCTTCTCATAATAGGGGTTTCTTCCCTTATTTCAATAGGGTATTGAATAGTTAATTGAATTAAATCATCTTTTTCATGTTGATCATAAATAGGAAATACAACAGCCGAAGGAATAACTGAAACTCTTATTCTACCTTTAGGGTATTTTCCATAAGGGTCTTTTATTTGTTCTGGAGAATAATATTTTACTTGAACCCAGCCTTCACCTGTTATTGATTTCATTTGTCCTAATTCAGTGCAAAACAATTCTTGTTTATTATCTTCCCAAATACTGTTTAAATAATCAAAACTGTCTTGCCCTTCTTCATTAACAGATTTTTTTCTAGTATCGTTATCAGTTTTAAAATTAAAACCTCTACCAAATTCAAAAGCTATAAATTTATTAACATAGGTTCTACAATAATTCTCCGTAATTTCTGGTTTATCTTGTGCAGGAATATCTTCCCAATGAAATCCGTCATAAAAGTTAAATGCAATTCTCATTTTATTTAACCTTTCATAATCCTCGTTACTAATGTGGGAAGATAAAGCCAACATAGATAAGTTATTTAAGTCATTGTAATTATACCTTCTATTAAACTCCATAATAATCCTCCTATCGTCTTCTTGCAGTTATATTATTTCTTTTTGAATAAAACTTTTTAAAATTACCAAAGTTCTTAAACACATCTTTTTTACTTTCAGTTGTAACCTGTGAAACTTCTGTGGCATCTCTTGATCCCCATACAGCTAAAGCCCATGAATCTGGATAATCGTCATGTGCATTTTTTTCTGGTGGGTGAGAAACTACCATATGTACTCCACTATAAGTTTTCTGTAATTCGCCTAACTCTTTTATAAACTTTCTATACTCCCTAGTTTGTTTTGTATCATCATCAGCAGGAACTCTTGATCTGCCCGCCTTTATTTCTACATTCAAATGTTTATACATTTCCGATTTTGAAGAAGTGCCAAATATAAAAGGAATTACCTCGAAATCCATATTGGCTCTTAACCTGTGGGATAAACTAGCCTCTTTAGTTGCATCGACTACAAGTTTTTCAACTCTAAAGTTAGATAAATAATCCACTATCTCATGGTATTGCTCTTCATAATCATCGCCCATAATTTCAAGCCAATCTTTTATATAAGTATTAAAAGCAGTATAACTTTCCTCTACACCATCATCGCCTTTTTTAGTTTCACATATAACAGGGTTATCCCAATCCACTTCTATAACAGTAATAACAGTTGCATCTTTTTTACCCGCAACATCTATACCTACTATATGGGGTTTTGTTATATCATAAAAGACTCTGCCCATAGCTGTTTCTAAATTCTTTTTCTCAAATAAATCAATATCAACAAACTGACCTTTCTTTAATATCCACTTTAACTTATAGGACATTTG